AAGATAACCATCCCAGTGGTGGTAGGCAGACAGGATAGAACCATCAGCAAGTTCAAGACCGATGCGAGCGCGGGTTGCCATGGGGCGTTTCGTTGATTACCTTGTTAGTATAATGCCTCCACCAGCGGATTCTGGGTGTCTTGTGCCACTTCCTGAACTGACACATCGCTGATCCTCTGTTGAGCAACCGAAAAGTATTCTTTCTCCCGCTCAATACCAATAAAGTTTCTATTTTCCATTTTAGATGCGATTCCAGTGGTGCCAGCACCCATGCAGGGGTCCAGCACCAAATCCCCCTCATTTGAGAATGTTCTAATCAACCAACGATAAAGATCTACTGGTTTCTGTGTAGGATGATGCTTTCCTTCACCTTCTGCTGTCTTGAAGTAAATGACACTGCGAGGATACCTCAATCCACTGTCATTCTTCACATGAACTGCTTTTGTTTGAACCCCATATGCTTCAGTATCTCTAACTGCAGTTCCCTTATCATATGGGGTTCCTTGTGTCATTTGGGGATTGTATGTCGGTTGTTTCTTATAAAACACCACAATATCCTCATGAGCACGTAGAGGTTGTTTCTTGGCATTCAGATAACCAGTTGCCTTTGATTTTTCCCACACCATTGTATACTTGAAGTTCTTGTAGTTTGAAGCAATAAGGACACTTGTAAATGGTTGTGCTGCTGTTGAGATGATGGGACATGTTGGTTTGCATATGCGATCAACATGCTCCCAAAACTTGGGATAGTCAATAATAGTATCCCACTCATTTCTTTTGTTCAGAGTTCCATAAGGAAAATCTGTCAACAATAAATCGATGCTCTGGGGATCAAGATTACCCAGAACATCGAACATATCATCGCAAAACAACTTCATTTGTTTAACCATTCCACAAATTTATTTACCTCTTGAATATCCAATTGGAAGTCAGCATTATACTCTTCTTTATAAATCGGACGACCTCCACTACGTTGTTTGTGCTGATTGACAACAAAGACATTCAAATCTTTACCAGTTTCCCGCTTGAAATATGCACTATAATACTTAAAAGTATCTTCAGCAATACAACTTTGCCCCGTAAGAATAGCATACTCTACATCTTCAGGAACATCTGGAGACTTATACAATTCAATAAAGTCTATCACAGCACGTTTGCAATAGCAAGCATCCAAATAACATTTAGATTCAACCGCTTTCTTCATCACACCATCGCGGTAAATGTGCTTATCAACTTGAAGATTCTTGAGAAACAAACCATTAATCTCTTCAGTTCGCTTATAGTCGTTCTTCTTTGCTTCCAGACCATTATCAGCACAAATACGTTGAATCAAATTTTCAAAGAGAACTCCAGATGCGTTTCTTGCTTTTCCACCACCTCCAATTAAATGCAAACGCGGAAGATCAGCAACCTCTGCATTGTAAGCATCAATAATCAGATTCAAATTAGACATGGTGTTTCATTATTTCTATGTATTATAAAGGGTCTCCCAGCGAACCAGAAGACCCAGTGTGCCACTTTTTAAACTGTCTCAATCTTCGTAGATTTTACATTCTGGTGCGTCAGGATGTGTATCGCAATAGAGTTCCAGGGGTGTTGGATCATGAGAATCTTCTGGATGATTTTCTTTATACGCCTTAAGTGCTTCTAATTCTTCTTCAGTGTGTCTCCTTGCTTGTGGAGAAATCATAGGATCATTCAGAAGATCCTCATCTTTCTGAATGTGTTGATTGATGTTATCCATAGTTTTGTAGCGTGATGATATATTTATTTTATCATTCACTCAAAGAGGAACCTCTCCAGTTTTTTGGAGGAGGAGGATCACACTTACCTTCAAGTGAACGAACCATTAATTCAGCAAACTTTTCCATTTTTTCTGCAGAAACTGTTTGTGGAGCATAACTAATTGCCTCTTTGAGAGCAACAAGTTCATCCCATTCTTCTTTTGTAAGAACTTCAGTGCCAGTTTTTGCGAGAGTCATAAGTTTCTTGCGGTGTTTCTCAATATTAGCATTTCAATACAATACTATCTAGAAACTTAATGTTTTCTTTGGGATCATGACACATTACTTAATAAAATTATCAAGTGCATCAAGATCAGACTTGAGTTCTTTTTCTCTTTTTTGGTCGTGATAATAAGACCACAGAGCATTATGAACGTCCATCAGGTGATCTACCCAGAAACCAGTAGGATAAATTCCAAGTGCATCTTGAAGACCACGATGACTAGTTCCTTTCTCTTCTGCCTTACACATAATATAACAGATTGCCTGAACCATATCCAGTTTGTCTTCTTCAGAAAGCATAAAATACTTTCCTACTGCCCTTTGCTTTGCTTCTTCAGTTTCTTTCTGAAGTTGTTTGCAAGCATCAGAATCCCACCACTCTTGTAGTGCTTTACCAAAATCGTTAGGTTCAGTCATCTTTTCCAAAGATAGTTCCAAAGAAACCAGAATCTCCTGGTCTGCGATCTTCCAGTTTATCCAGGATAGAATCGGTGCTTTGCATAGATTCAATACGACTGATAAGGTCTGCAATTACACTGCAAACCATTGGACGTTCTTGACGAGCAGCGTATGCTAGTGCATTACGAAGTGCTGCTTCTGCTTCATCCAGCGACTCTTTAACAGATTGCGATAGTGCCATTACTTAACCTCACTTTTAAACAAATTATGATAATAAAGAATATCTGGATTCTCTAAATCTTTACAACGGGGATAATAAATACCGTCTTTATAACAAGCATCTTTTGGATCTTGTTTATCATATTTTAGCACAACATCAGGCGGTTGTCTAAAATTGCAGAGTTCTCCTTGTTTTGTCATAAAGTTTTCAAAACAAAGTCCTGCAACAAAAGGAGCAAGAAATTGAAGCGTATACATTACTTAAATCTAAACCTTTCAACGTGTTTTTTCAAAAGATAAGATCCATCACCTTGATCCACCCACTCAATAAGATCACCTTCTTTGAGATTTGCTACTTCTAGAAGATCATCGGGAAAAGATACAAAATATTCAGTTTCGTCTGTGTCTGCATCTTTGCATTCTTCAACAGGAAGAACCCACTTCTTTACCTTATCTTGTTTTACTTCTGGTGTCCATTCATATCCACCTGCTTTACGAATTTCTTCAACTTCTTTCTGAAGATCAACACTATTGGTAGTAGAATTTGCATGTTCTTCTGGATAGTAATGTTCTTCCCAGAAATCATTCCATGCCTCTTGACACTCTACAGATTTATCGTCTTTATCACATTGAAGAATTGAAGTATCTTTTACAGGACGATGACCGCTCATAAGTTCAAGCAGTCCCAATGCACGATTAGAGTGATCTTTATAGTATTGATAATCTTCCTGCACCGCTTCACGAATGGCAGAATAAATTTCGTGAGGTGATGCTTCTCCACAACTTAAAGCATCGTGAACCCACTCTTGGAGTTTTTCAAGTGAATACTTTTTATAATCAAAGTCAGAGGTCATTGAGATAATCCTTGATTGCTTGTTCCATAATAACCTGAATCTCTTTGGAAGTCAACCCATTCAACCACTTCCAATTTGGATCTTCTGGATCCCAATCCATTGAAAAAGACCCGTCCTCGTTCTGTGATATCTTAAGAGTATCGTTATTGTTCTTTTCCATACTGTTTTTTTGCTTTTTTCAACTCTTTCAATTCTGCTTTAATTTCTTTATATGCAGAATCCGCATCAATTTTATCACCCATTTCAAGAGCAACAATAATATCTACTCGGGTTCCAAAATGTGCGAGTGCTTTTTCAAAATTGTCTAATTCATACATCGTAATTAATCCTACAACGTTCGGCAAGAATATCTATACGAGCATCAAGAGAATTCTCAAGACGATAAAGTTCATTAGTCAGTTCTACATTTTCTTCTTCCAACTTTCTAACTTTATCCTCAAGTTCAACCAGACGATCATAAACATCATCTATTGGAACTTCAGTTTTAAGACCCCACTTTTTGTGAAACCAATAAGGATCGGTCATAATCATAATACACCCACCTCTTTCAAATAATTTCTGTACCGCATAAAACGATTCCAGTTTGGTTGTCCTTTAACATTTAACTGATGGCAGATTTCACAATAACATAACCACTCATACCAAGGAGTTGTAGGATCTAATACGTGATAAGGATAATCAGAGTTTTCCACCTACTTCTGACTCATAAGTTTTGGATTCAGCGAAACCTTCCTGCCGTCCTTTAAGGTAAAAACGGGTTGCTGATACACACGACTCTTCAGTGAGAGATGTGATAAGTCCGTTACCATCCTTGTCAGTCGAATACCAGAGTCCATACTTTTTTTGATCAACATAGAAGGCATCATCAATTAGTTTCTTTTCCATTTTTTAAATCAGGATGAGGAGCGTAAAGTGGACCTTGATAGTTTCCTGCGTGAAAGTTTTTAAGTGCTTCAGCAACTTCGGGAGTTTCTTCCCAGTTCCACTCATTTCCGTTCTTATCGGTAAAAGTTCTTAAGGTCATTTTATTCCTCAAATTTATAACTTAGTTTGATGTCTTTCTTTTTTAGTTTGTAGCGATCAATATGCTTTTTACGGTGGTCTTCGGATTGAAAATAGCACTTACGGGTTTCATTTCCATCTTTGTAAACCAACTTCCAGGGAAACTGGTCAAAGGGAAATTCTTCGGTGTAGTCCATCAGGTAGGTTGCTCAACACGTTGAGTATACACGGAATCAAACAGTTCGTCAAGTACCTCACTGCAGGTATTATACTCCTTACTGTTCAGCACGGTCTTATCATATTGATAACGACGCACGGCAGTATAGATGAGTTTATATTGTTCGGGGGTAAAGTTCATTAGTCGTAAAGATTTTGCTCCTGTTGTATTCTATCTAGGTAGTGGTAGATTGTTGCTCTTGAGTACTCAAACTCCTCAAATCGTTGTGGTTTTTTCTTTTCCATCTTGGTGAGCATATTCACCCAGTCATAATGACTATTCACTACCCATCCATAATGATGGTCCTCACATAACAACTTAAACATTATTTGAACCCCTTGCTTTTCTTCTTGTCTAATACTTCAATATGACTCAAAAAGTGCCCACCATTTTGAAACCAAGTCAGTTGGACATCTTCATAGTTGTCGAAGATGACCTCTTTACCATCTTCATAAACTAACTTATAATCGTGGCGATCATAAGGTTTATCACAAGTTTGTTTAAATGTTTGAGTCATTTTAAGTAGTGTGGTTTTTCTGTGTCAAACGTTGTCCACTTTGCTATTTTAAGGCACATCAGCAAAGTTTGGTGTTCACGGTTATACAATTCCCAGTCTTGTTTGAGTTTCGCAGCATACCTACGACGATAGGCACAGCACCAGACGTTATAGAATATCTTGTCTTTTTCAGTCATTTTGGACAGTGTAAAAAGTATTTGTACTCTGCTGCTTGATGTGGTGCATATCTTACCACATCACACTCTTTATACTTATCAACTACCTCAAATGATGGTTCCAATGGTTTGCCGCCAGATGCAAAATGTGCTAGCATAATCTTAATAATAATGAATACAACAGAGGCACCAGCAAATACACCAACTCCACGGAGCAACTCTTTGTGAGCATACTTGTCTTCAGGAGTCATCATTATCATCCCAAGGGGCTTTACGATTCATAAGTTCTTTAATTCTTTCCACCACAGCAGGGTCTGGTGGTTCATTGATTCGTCGCACAAGTTCATCATATGCTTCTGCGGATACAATAATCCTTTCTGGTTCTTGTCCTAATCTCAACCTACGTTCTGGACTGATAGTTAGATTGTAAGGGTCATCATAAGGGTAGATATACTCCTGAAACCAACCAATACTCAAACTCTCCCAGAACTCACCATAACCCCATTCATCACCGTCATCATAACAGTCAAGAATATACAGGACATTACGGAAACCATCAAGGAAAAGTTCCCATTTTGTTGGGTTTTCAAATCTCACGGCGTTTCGTCACTCCAGTAATAATTTAGTTTATCACCATTTGCGTGAATATTCAAGTGGTAAATCTTTTTGTCTTGTGTGTAAATGCCCACCCACAGGCTCCGTTCGTTCATACTTTCCAGGTGAAACATCTCCACCTCTTCCAGCACGATTTCATCTGGGTTTTCTTCCCACTTTACTAGTTTAGTCATCTCTCAAACTATCCAACACTTGAAGAATAAAAGCAATCGAGTTAGCATACTCTCGTCCATCTTGCCCACCCATCACAATGTAAGCAATCTCTTTTTCGGCAAGTTCAATTCTCTCATTTCTGGTGAGTTCTTGTAGTGTAGGACGATACCAATTACCATCAGCATCTTGTTTGAAACCAGCATTTAGTTTCTCACGACGCTCTGCCTCATCAAACATCTCATCGGGGTATGGTTCTTGATTTCTCATAAGTTCTCGGATTTTGTCTTTGCCGTATTCAGTAAGTTCGTGTTTTTTGTTGCGGAGTTCTTCTACTTCTTGTGGTGTGAGATTTAACCACGGAGCATCATCAGGTTCTGGTAGATTGTGTTCAGTCATTCTTCTTATAAAACTCTATTTTAAGTTGAGTAATGAGTAAATCAACTTTATCTTCAATACGAGTAAGTCGTTCCTCAATCGTATCTATACGATACTCATCAATTGCTTGTTTTTTAAGTGAATACGGGTCAATCGTTGCCATAGTTCCTTGTAGTGAATTGAGTAGTTGTTCGTCAGTCATAAGTCCAAAGGTTGTTGAGGGTCTCTTTTCCAAGTTTCCTTATAAGTAATCCACCGTTCCACACCAATTTCTTGTTGAGCAACCCAGTGTATTCCATTCTCATCAATCGCATCAAGATAATGAATACCTGTCTTGGGGCAGATGACTCTGGATACTTGTGTGAATTTTAGTTTGTTAGTCATTTCAGTTCCTCTTCATCACCTTCCCAGTCAATCTCAACGGTTTCAAACTGTTCTACATTAGTGTAAGGCATAGGATTTGCAGGTCCTCCCATCTCATAATGGATTTTATCAAACAATTCTCCAAGCACTAAACTCTCAAATCCTTCTTGGTCTGGATAATCCTCCCAGTCCTCAAACATTTCAGTTGTGGGAGAAACCGTGAGAGTTCGGGTGTAAGATACTGTGATTGCTTTGAGTGGAATACGCATTCGTTTGGTTGCTTATGAAGTCATTATAGGGCAAAAAGGGGTCTTGTGGAGACCCCCTGTGCCAGTTTAAAGATTGTCCTCTTCAATCCTTTCAATCTCAAAGATTTCATTTAGAAACTCCAAACCATACTTACCCACAACCCAAGCATCTTTATCCTCAAAGAACCGATCACCCACAGTTTCCATATCATATCCTTCTGTGTTTTTATTGAAGAAAGCAACGACATAGCAACTATCACCAGAGTCGTGAGTATACCACTTGACGAGTTCATACTTGTTGTTGACTTTACTCCAACGAAACTCTATGTTACGAAACCTCATTGCTCTCCTCAAAATCAAACCATTCATACAAAGAATTCATCGCACCCTCAACCACACAATCAACCACAGCATCTTCATGCGGATTTTCTACATGCTTGTGAGCACGATTATAACCATAACGGACACCTTCTTCAAGTGCCATCTCTAATACTTTGCGAAAGTTAGGTTTCATTCAAGCACCTCCCAGTGTGCGTCAGATTTGTCACCGAAGCGATTGCTACCAGTTCGTGTGCTAACCCAGAAGAAGTATTTGCGGTTTTCTGATGCCAAGAATAACTCACCACCAGTGTCCTGCTCTACAATACAGACAGGGTTATTGTCCATAATGTTTGCTAATCTATTCTTGGATTTGCTGCTTTTGGGTCTTACGGTTACTTTTCTCATTTTGGATCTCAAGTTTCAGTTTGCGAATACCAGTAATAAAGTAAGCAAAGTCACGGGATTCAGTCACCCGTTTTTCTTCACCACAGACACCACATTTACCATTCCAGACAGATGAACAACCTACAGAATATACCCCATAGGTTTGTCCACAATCCATACAGGTTGTGCCTGCCTGCTCAAGTCGTTTGAGTAGTGCCTTTTTCTCTTTGAGAGTCATAGGGGCGTTTCAGATATGAGTATTATAGGGCATCAGGAGGCGTCTTCAACGTCTTCTGTGCCAGTTTCCAAAGTGTCACGCACTTTATCCGTTACCTCATCCATAGAATATGTTTCTACCTTACCAAGTTCAATATCCTCCACCATTTGTAACAGATATTCCAGGAACTCTTTATCATAAACATCATCTTCATTCAGTGATGCCCAGAACCAATCTCTACATTCTTCTTCTGGATCTTCTACTGTTCTGGGGAGAGCATAGTTATCATAGTTGGATGTCATAAGGTCAGCCCAGATGCGAAAAGTCATTCGCA